CACACGCCCGTTGAATTAACTTAGGAATATCTGCAAAATGCCCAAACCATGCTATCAGCATATCGGGGTCTTTTACAATCATAGTTGTCATAAAGGATTCAATCATATCCTTTTCATTATCATAGATTAATTCTTCTTCGCCTTCATAATTAGGAAACCAAGCCCACTGATAGTATTGCTTATCATAATTATCATACATTACAATAACAGTAATCTTATCATGGTGTTCTCCACCTTGTTGCCATTCCATATCCCAATACCACTTTCGCATATTGTATTCAGGCATTTCATCTATTTCATCTATACAATATCTAAAGTGATGAGGAACATCTGCTTCATAGGTCTTCTTAAACATTCCTTTAGCCTCTCTAATATCATAGGAGGACTCTACTAATACTTTTTTCAATGGGATTGAATCAATATTAACCCAATCACCAGAAGCAAAACCAAAGTCTCTAGTAATATACTTAGAGGGTTTATAGTGGACAGGTTCGTTAGAATCTTCTTCAACATAGAAATAAGGCTGATGCTCAACGATTTCATACTTTTTTTCATCATTCTCTCTCCAAGATTTATAGATGCTTTTACCGTCATTCATTTTGCTGATTATCATTATTATTCACCATTAACATAAGGTGCTTTTACTAGTAGCCTGTCATCAGCCACTATCAAAAGCGGGAACTCATCTTTCACATAAAAGTTGAGTAGTTGGTCTTTCTTAAAGAAAGAATATAACGGCCCACTAAACTCAATTGTAGCGGGTTCTCCAAGTGTAAACACAGGAGTAAGTGTTTCGTCATATTTGTTTTGAACATTCTGCCTAGTAGAAAACTTCGGCATATTATTATTGTAGTCTAATTTATAAACACCACTCTTAACTAATTCACAAGTTTTAATACAAGAGGTGAATTGGGCATTCGTTAAAGTAAACGCACCCTCAAACTTAGCCTTACCAAAATTAAACAATAACTGAGGTTGAGGCTGATAAGATACATGAGTAACCATTCTACTCAATCTGTTGATTGCATCCATATTCGGATGATTAACAATTATAGGAATTGATGCACTCTTCTGCCCAGAAGTAATACTAATGAAGTCTCCAACTGAGAAAACTACATTATCACCAAATGCTTTTAAATAAGGTAAGATAGTATTACTGTCAGTGATTAAAGTTCCATCATCTACACCTTCGACTTCTAAATTGATATTAACTACAAAGGTAGGATTACCATTCCAAATGTTTAAGGAGTTTCCTGTTAAGGTTATATATACATATGACCCCAAGTTAGTATGGGTGAATCCACTATTACCTAATGATTTACCTTTAACTTGAACGCTTTCTAATGCTTCTTTTAATTCTGCGCTATCTGCTGTAAATTTCATTTTAATTCCTTCTTAAGTTTTATTACTTCTAACTCTAATTTAGAGATTTCAAAAAGTATATTTCTATTTCTATATAATTTATGAGACTCTTTAAGGAGGGTTTTAAAGAGTTTAGGATGGTTTTTTGCTAATACATAGACTATGCTTTTTAATTTCTCTAAATCCATTTCCTCTTCAATTTTTAATAGCAATGAACTGTCTTGTATTCCTTGTTCCTTTGCTGGTATTTTAACTTCTTCTTCAACAGGTATTGTGTGTAATCTTTCGTGAGTGTTACACCAACTATCTATTTTAGATATTTTAGACCTACAACGAAGAATATAATTAGACCCTTTAGTTTGTGATAAACACCTATCTTCGCTATCAATTCTAGAAAATAGCCGATAGTCATTCATCGGTATAAGTGTTACGAATGAAATTCCTGAGCGTAATTTCATATCATAATTATCCATTTCTGTCTCAAATACTTCAATGGCTGTTTTTTCATCACACTCTTGAATAGCCATATATCTAGTTAATAGAACTTTTAATTCTACCGAAGAACCCCCAAGGTCATTATAAACATAGAGGTAACGGTTTATTATCTTTTTTGGTATCAAATCAATCCCTCACGCAATTCGGAAGCACCATTCCAAGTAACATTACCATTACCTACTTCTAGTGTTTCCCAAGTATTACCTACTAAAGCAGTATTTGTTTTACTACTCATTACAGTAGCCTTGTAAACAACATTACCCTTTTTCTGTGTGCGCTTAGTGTTAATAATTTGATGTAGGTAATCTCCCCAATTATGCCAATTAGGTTTAGAACCTATTACTTCTCCAGTTGCCCCGTAGTCAGCCTTTGAATGAGTGATATAGATTTGGTCGCAGTTTAAATTCTTACACATCATAAGCAAAGAATAGAAAGGTGCATTTCTCTTACCCCATTCAAACTTCATCTTTTGAGGCTTTCCAATCTTAGAAGAACCAGTTACATGAAGTGTGCAACAATCAAGCCATTTATCTATTCCATCAAATACAAACAAAACATCTTCTCCTTGTTCAATCTTTGACTTAACGAATAGAACGAAGTCTTCGGAATTAGCCTCCGACTTTTGAATATCTAATTCACCATTTTGGTTTCTTACTTCAGGATTCCATAATGTAATTCTTTCTGTGCATTCATGGTTTTGTCTCCATGTAGGTTCGCATCCATCATCCCAATCTAATACATATATTTGCTTATGAGGGAAGTCTAAAGCCAGTCCACTTTTAACTGTTTTAGGTTCTCCCCAAATACCGCATATCAGACGGTTGTTTCGCTTAAGGCGAACACTTGTCTGTTTTTCCAATTTGTCGGCAAAGGCTATAACTCTTGCGTTATTTACCATCTCCCCCGCTACTGCTGTTGTATTTTTATTATCTGTTAATCCCATTTGATTCACCATTCCTTAACTAATTCTTCTTCTGTTACTTCTATTTCTTCGCCTTGTATATTAGTCCAAGCCAAAACCAATTCTCTTAGTTCTTTTTTATTGTCACAAATATACCTTGCTTCTTTACTACCCATGTGCAATTTTGCCCAATAGGTGTCTTCTACTTTTTCGTTCTCTTTCCATGTAATAAAGTCTACTTTATACAGGTCAAGAATATAACTGCTTCCTTTTAATAAATATCTATTTTGTTTTAAATCTTCCATATGTTTTCCCCCCATAGAGGATATAGGCTTCGCACCTATATGACCGTCATTAACGCCAACGATTACACAGCGTTTGATTACTTAATCAAAACCAGTCAAAGTTTTCCTCGACAGGTTGTGATATTTCAATTGCTGAACCATGCTTAACAGTGCATAGAATACCAGCAACATTGATAGTTGTTGGTTCAACTCCTTCATCAGTTGTTCTTTGACTTGTTCGCCCAACAACAATTACAGTAGAACCAATACCAAAGTCTAGAGTTAAATGTTCAGGAATCCAACAAGTTGTCATTCCAGAATCATTCTCATAGTCCAATTCAGCATTCAAATCAGTAATGTTAATAATGCGGTTTCCGTTTTTAGTCGGTTGCATATTCATATTACAAACTGTTCCGTCTGTAACAACATATCGTTCCTTAGAAGGTAGGGCTTGTCGCTGAATATGCGCTCTATCCATTTCAACCAAAGGCACAAGGTTTGAATTAAAGTTATCCTTTAGACATTGTTCAAAGTCAAACTCACCCATGTTACGATATAGGTCATTTTCAGTGTCCATATCAGTGTTCATAGTTAAACTATCTGCTGTCATGGTTTTAGCACCATAAATATCTGTTCCATTAGAACCAAGAACACACATAAAATGACACCATTCAAAAGTATTAGGTGCAAAATCAATACCACCTTGATTCTTATAAGAGAAGTAATAAGGTTGCATTTCTCCAGTTCCTAAAGAACCATAGAATACACCACTTCTTCGCATTTGTTCAGAAGGAAGAGGCTTACCGTAGTTATCATTCTTACCACCATTCATATAAACAGCAGTATTATCAAGAGGAATAAAGAAACGACCATCTTCTGTTTCTTCTGCACCTGATGGCAAACTACTAATAGTTTTTTCATCATATGCACCATTATGATAGCGGGAAACAATCCACTTACCAAGAGCATTTTGATTTGCTACTGCAACAACTCCTGATTCTAGCGCACCATCACTGTCACGCAAAAACTCTTCCTTTGCTTTCATTCTGTTCCAAGCCATCATATCTCTTGGTGCTTCTAAAGACACAAAGAATCCAAATGCGCTCTTGTAAAAAGAATCATTTCCTTGTTCAACAGTTTTACCACTATCTTGTGTTCGTCGCACATTAGCAACAAAGTTTCGCCAAAGACCTTTAGCGACAGGGTTTGTTGATTCAATGCTGTTTTCAGAACAAATCTCTTCAAATTTATTCATCGCTTCTTCTGCACTTAGGCTGATTGCCTTAGCACCGTTTTCAATTTCAGTTTTCATATTTTCATCCATATTTTTCACTTCCTATTTTTTATATTCAATTCTATGATAGTTGTCCTATTAACCATGAGGCTAATACTTTCGGAGTCATAGTGGTTGAACGCCATTCGCTTTCTCCAATCGTTCTAAGGAATTTAAATTTTAAGTTACTTTCTAACTCTTCATCATTTATTACAGCATCATGTAAGCCTACGCATATTTCTCTCATAGACCTACCCTCATGTAACAAATCGTGAATACTACTTAGTGAATTAGAATTTTTATTAGTTATTTGAATTAATATTTTATTGTAGTCATCTAAAACGATGTCAATTTGGGATTGAAGGGTGGAATTGCTCGCTTTCGCCGCTTGTAGTTCCGTAATCGCCCTCCGCATGTCACCATTCATGGCATATATAAAGGAGTCCAATTCATCCTTAGAGAATCTATTTATTCCTTCTGCTTGAAGGATAGTTGATAATACTTCAAAGATGGCATCATTAGAGACAGGCTTAAAATAATAATTTGCACACCTACTTTGTAGTGCAAAGATAATCTTATTCCTATCATTACATGTAATAACAAAACGAATATTACTAGAATACCGTTCCATAATACGCTTTAGTGCATTCTGGGCATCGGTAGTCATTCCATCCATTTCATCTAGTAGCATCATTCTAAAAGGCGCATCACCAATAGTGCCACTTTGTGCAACATTCTTAATCATTGTTCTAACTGTTTCTAATCTTCTATCATCCGAAGCATTTACTTCTACATAGTTATCTTTGAAGTTATCACCTAGTATTTCTTTAGCGAGAACAATACCTGCGCTTGTTTTCCCATTTCCGGGATTTCCATATAATAGAACATTAGGCATGTTTTTTTCTTCAACCCATGATTTAGAATCCATAACAAAATGTTCTTGTCCTATAATATCAGTTAATTTATTCGGCCTGTATTTTTCTGTCCACAACATTATTCTTCACCTCTTTAATTCTCCATGTAACCTGTTTATTATCTTCACAAAAACTATGTTTGTTAGCAACAACTCTCATTAGATTACACAGTTGATTCATACTAACAGTATCATATCTTCTACTTCTATATAGAAGTCGAGTTCCATCAGGATTAAGTCCTGAAGTAGATATAACATTATTATTTAATTTGTCAAATATTTCCCCAGTAGTCATAATACCCCCTTCTAAGAGAATCTTTCTAATTCTTTCTTTATTTCTTTTATTGCTCATATATATTCCTCCAATGTTGTTTGCTGAACCGTAATTGGGTCAGTCTTTTTCTTTCTTGCTTTTCTTTTTTCACCGAGTTTAAGGAGTCGGCATTCTCCATTGTTTAATTTAGTCTTAGCCCAAGTAACAAAGTCTTCATCTTTTATTAACTGCTGTAAGACAACTGGGTTTTTAACACCCAGTCTCCTAGATAACTTGGGTATCTGTGAGTATGCCCTTCTTCTAGGCATATTAACTCTTCCAAAGGAATTACCTGTATGACAGTAAGCCAACATTTCATAGAAGTATTTTTGCGACCAACGCCGTTTAACTACACCATCAACAAATATCAATCTATTCGGGTGCATGTTTTCTACTAGCCATGATAACACTTGAGTATCAGAGGGCTTATTAAATAATAATAAATTAGCAATTGAATCTCTATTTTTTTCCTTTAGGAACTCTGCCACTAATGTAAATGTGTCTCGTTCATATGAACAGGGTTCTTGACTATTGGGTGCTTCCGCTTTCAGGACTTCTTCTAAGTAATTTCTAGAACCACTTCTTTTAATTTGACACATATCTACTATTTCTTTTGCTACTGATTTTTTAGTTAATGCTGTTAATACTACTTGTCCTTTGTAGTTTCGCAAGATACTTAAAATACTGGCTTTGTCAGGTTTATAGTGTAGGTCTTCTACAACTATACCATTTTCAATAGGAAAAGAACCCAACTCAAAGTCTATATCATTAGCATAAAGAATCTTAGGATTCTCTACAAAGGTTAGTGCTTTAGTAGATTTACCTGTTCCTGTTTTCCCTGTGATTAGTATTGCTCTATTGTTATTCATGTTGGTTAATCCCATTAAATCAATCCCTTCAACTCTAATATTTTATCAAATCCATCAGCAGTTCTATGCTGACCTTCTGAAATTAATTCAACTAACTGTCTAAACACAATCCATTCACCCTTTGCATCTGGTAGTTTTGGCACTAACTCAGTTATCTTAAACAGGTTTTTAATACCTCCTATTTTAAGAATAGGCTTTGCTCTTGCTTTGTGTTCTAAAGCATGATACTTAGATTGAATACCGTGTTGAAGAAGGCTTCTTTGGGTTGCTAAAAGAAAGTCTTCTTCTGCTCTTAGAATTAAATTAAGTCTTACTCTATAACCTAAAAGAGCATCATCAGCCTTTTCTATATGGAAATCCATTTTAGACCTGCTTAGAAGAATACCAATTAACATATCTTTACTATACATTATATTCACTCCTTCATGTATTTTTCATTACTAGGCCAAAAGCCATTAGGTGCAGTATTGGTTTCCATCCAATAGAAGTGTGCCGCCGTTAAACGACCATCTTCTCTTAACTCGGCATTACGGTGAGCATTACTTACTAAGTTAGCCAAAGCAGTTTCAACCCATTCAGCAATAAAATACTTTGCTGAATTAGATATTTGTAAGTCTGTGTTTTCTCTAATTAAAGCAGTTACATTTATTTTAGTCATAGGCTTGTGCTTAATTACAGGTGGCTTTTCAGGTATTACTATTTGTCCATCTACAACATAAGGACAATACTTTTGTAAAATTAACTTAGGTCTGCCCTGTTCATGTAGGATGTTCTTTAAATGAGCATAACCATCACTATCTATTTTAAGACATCTGTATGTCGTTGTCTCTATAATTGTCATCTCTCCTTGTTGTATCATTCTAATCTCTCCACATCTTCTAAGGTATTAATGTCTGCAACAAACTTATCATCACGAATACGCACACATCTAGGAAACCTTAATCCTATATTTCTTTTATCATCTCTTGACACTAAATCAGCAGTTACTTCTAATACTACAACTGGTGAAACATAGAAGGTGTCTTTGTCGAAACTCTCAACATTCTTACGGAGTGTATGAGTAAGACTGATTAAATCAGCATCGGAGAAGCCTGTTCCAACAGAACCGAGCGAATGATAACCATTATTAGCCTTCACGCCTACCTCATAAGTGCCGAAGACTCCCGACCGTTTTCCTTTTCCATACTTGGCTGACATGATAACAACATCTAATTCTATGCGTGGTGGTTTATACTTAGCCCAAAAAGGGCTTCTTTTTCCTGCTTCATATGCAACATCAGCATTTTTAACGATGATTCCTTCAAATCCATCATTGATTGCTCTATGATAAAAGGCTAAAACATCTCCGTCTTCCATTCTGTGTGCTTGATTTGGTAAGTTTTTCATCTTCTCTAGCCGTTCACTGAAAGGTAACTCCATGATAGTTTCATCATCTAGTTTCAAACAGTCAAAAATAACCCAAGTGACCTTGACTCTTTCCATAGCCTCTTGTATATTCTTTGAATGAACCCTTGTTCCCATTGTTTTATGTGGGGCAGGGCCACCATTTTCTGTAATAGGGTATATCTCCCCATCAAGAATAGCGTTTTTTACATTATAGGCTGATACCCATTCAACTACTTCGGGGAATTGGTGAGTAACAATCTTACCCTTGCGGTTAAATATGATTACATTTTTATTATCAACATGAATCTGGTATCTGTTTCCATCATATTTATAATCAACTATTTTATTAGTCGGCCACTTATTCATCGGTATTTCCTTAGCAAGCATAGGCGACACAAAACCGCCGTGACTTAATACAGTTGGTGGATTCTCTTTCATCTCATAATACTGAGAAACTATTTCTACTGAATTAAAGTTAAGATGTTTTTTCACATCTGCTTGTTTCTTATCATAGTATTTAGCCATAACTTTAGTTACAGTGCCAGTGTTAATTCCATTACGGGGTGTTCTTAGCATATATCTAATTAACCATCGGCGTTCATTTGCCGACATGTTAAGCATTGATTCTTCAAGAAGTTTAAAATGACTTGAATCTACTTTTCCATAATCAAATTCTAACAACCGACGAACATAATTCACTGAATACTTTTTCTGTGATTCAGCCGAGGTATCTAAATAGTAGATGGCTTCTCCTAAATCAGAATGAGCGAACATTAGCCCATCTATTTCATCATCGAATACATTAAATATTTTAGCCATCCACTTCTTCGCTTTAGCCAAACCTAAGTTATTAGCACTTAGGCTATCTTTATCTAGAATAGATAACACTGAACTCCTTGGGCTTACCAAAGTATTAAAGTTACTCAAGTTCCTTGAAATCTGTATTACCTGTTGTGTTGTTATCAATTGGTCTGTTGCTTCCATTAGTCTGCTTAAATTCGCCCATGTCATCTATAATCACCTCATTATTTTTATTTATTGTTATTACCAGTTGTTTTA